GCGTGCTTCTTGAGCATTCCCTCAACCCCTGCGCTGTCGATAGCCGAGACGTTGGGCGCATAAGTTAGGTTGTTGTGGTGGTGAACATCGCCCTTGCCGCCAGAACCACTGGTGGCAGCGACCTGCTCCGTCAAGGCACGAGAGACAACAGTCTCGCCGGGGCTAAGCATGGCTGGCACGGTATCGCCCGTCCCTGAGCCGGGTACAGTTCCACCGTCAGCAAAGGCAATCAAGGCAGCAAAGGTTGCCGCTGCCGCAATGGGTGCCAAGATAGGACCGACGATAGGGATACCAGATACAGCTTGACCAGCTTTGGTCGCACCCGTCTTGGCTGCTGACAGTCTGTCTTTCATGTCTGACGCTTCATTTATGGCGTTCTTCTCACCCGCTGCGGCTGCTGTACCCGCAACATCAGCTTGCTTTTGCATTGTGTTGCTGAGAGTCTTTTGAATGTTGGTCATTAAAGTCTTTTCCAGACTCTTCATTTCGTACTCAATCCACTGCTCAAGTAACTGCGTCGCCAGTTGCTTCATGGATTGCCCGAAGTTCTTACCCTCTACTACCATCTTGGCAAAGTCTGAGTTAAATTCACCCTGTACCTTCTTCATGGCTTGCTGAAGCTGCGTAAGGGAGTCCTGTTCTTTCTTTATAGCCAATGCGCCCTGCTGACTGGCGGTCTGCGTATCCTGCCCCAGCTTCTTTTGTAGCTCGGCTATCTCTGCCAGTAGTAGCTTTTGCTGATTCAGATAGGCGATGTATTTCGGGTCTGTCTTATCTCCATGACTCTGTGCCAACGCGGCCTGTTCTTCAAGCTGGATTTTCTTCTGGATTGCTGCGACTTCTATCGCTTCCTCTTTTTCAAGTGCCGCTTTCTTCGCTTCGGTCTCCTGCTTAATAAGCGCAATCTTGGCAGCGGTCGCTTGTTTCTGACTCATCTGCTCATGGGAAACCTTCGAGTTTATGGCCTCTGTCTGTTCGGCCAAACTGAGTTTGATTTGCTCATCTTCATACTTCAATTCTTCCTTGGCAAACTTTATGCTCTGGTCAGATTCCTGCTTGGCAAACTCTACCCGCTGTTTTGTGGCCTCCTCTGCCAGTTTGGTTTTCTGCCTTTCCGCGTCCGCCTTTGCTTCCACATCTTTCTTATCCCTGTTGGCTCCCGCGTCCATAGATGCGTTATTCAGGGCGGCAACATCGTTCGCATACTTGGCTTCTAACTCTCTCTTCTTTGCAACATCAGAACCAGCGGCTTTGACCTCAGCATCGTATATCGCTCTCTTACCCTCAAGGGTTTTCTGAGCGAATGTGACCGCGTTGGTGTACTCTGCTTGGTCAGCGGCGATGTGCGCTGCTAATTGTTTGTCAACCTGTCCATCGGATGTTGGATTGGCTTTTGTAGCTGCGGCAAGGTTAGCCTCAACTTCGGCGTCGGCCACTTTTTTAACCACTGCTGCTTTTTGTTCCAAGCCAGCGACCTGTGTTTTAAGCAGCGCGACCTGCTCGGCAATTGACTTATTCTCTACTACAGTGCGGTCATTACCCGCTGTGACCGTTTGAGTCTGAGCGATAGCAACTGCCGCCTTCTGCTGGTCCTGCAATGCAGTGACCACGGCTTGCTGGACAGCGAGACCGTCTCTATCCGCTCCAATATGATTCGCGTCCATGATTGCCATGTCCGCGTTTAGCCGTGCTTTCTTTTCCTCATAAGGGATATGCGATTGTGTCAGCGCAATGCTCTCCCTTTGAGCAGCTTGCACTTTCAATGCAGATTCAAGAGTGCCCTTCAACAAACCAGCCGCTTTGTCTTTATCCCCCGCTGCAAGGAGTGCATCATACTGAGTCTTGAAATCACTAAGAGCAGCCTTTGCACCGTCAGAACCAGACTTGAACACATCCCAGAAACTCGAACCTGCCTTGACTTTAGCGAATACCGCATCAGCCTCGGCACCGAATTTATCAAAGGCGTCAATCAAGTTCTTTAGCGATTGATGGTCAAGCAATTCAAGTTGCTTATTCAGAGCAGCGATGTGATTGCCAGCGAGTTCATCTGTTTTGATTTGGGCTTCTACGAGCTTGTCTTCGATACCTTGCAATGCCATTGTGGACTTCGTACTGGCGTCTTGCTCTACGTTCCCTAGCTCCCTAGCAGCCTCAGCAGCCTTCTGGTGGGCCTCTATCAGCTTGCTGATAACGTCGATGGCGGCAATAACGCCGAGTATGGGCAGCATAGCTTCAAACGCAGCACCGACAGGGCCGATGCTGGCAATGAGGCCGGTGAGGGCACGGGGAAGGTGTACACCCGTGGATTCCTCCAAGAGCATCAACCCCTCGCGCCCTTCCTTAAAGGAGCTACCCATCCGGCCACCGGCAGACTCGGATTTATCCGCCAGGTCGTCAAGTCCCCCTTGCACTTTGCCAAGGTCGTCCTGAAACTCAGCGGTTTCCGCCTGTAGCTTGACTGTAAGTTTGCCGATTTCTGCCACGGTGTTACCTCTTTAAGTTAGGCCAGCATTCGTTGAACAGAGCCTCAGCATCCTGCCGTCCTTGACTCAGCAGACTTGCAATGGTTCTTGTTCGTACCGCTTGTAGCTTCTCTGCTGCTGTGCCAGCGGGAAGTTGACCGATAACCTGCTTTATGAGTCGCTTGATTTCTAGGGTGTTTTCTCTGTATGGGTCTGGCTCTCGCACGAAGTCCATCGGCTCTATCAGGGGGGTATCTGTATTGGCGCGATTCACGTTGTAAATGGCAGAGGCGGAAATAGCCGCAGCGTATCTATCCATCTTGAATCTGATGTTCCGCCGTTTGCACAGTGCCCTAAATCCAGCGGGTGTTAAGTCTTCAAATTCCTCAAGTGATAACCCCAAGTCATACCGGGCAACTGCCCATAGGTCAAGCCATGTTTCCGGGGGTTCCTCTAATCGGTCGCCGGGGTTTCCGCGTTTGGGCTTTCTGCGGGAACCTCACCCTGTTGCTGTGATTTATTCCATGCTTCGACAACGCCCGGAAACATCAGATTGAAAATCTCATCACTGAGAAGCCGTTGCGCTTGTGGGTTGAGCATATCCAGCACTTCGTTAAGCGTGACTTCAGGGTTATACCGATGTAGTCCACCATGCACAACTTGCGGGAACTGCTTGCCACTGGAGATAGACTTCCAACTTTCAATCTTCTTGAGGTCAAGCCCGGTAGCGTCTTCGATAAGCGCAATACTGCGATAGTCGTAGCAGAGTTTCCACACCTTTTCGGTGCCGTCCTCGTTGTCGATGACCAGCTTGAAATATGGGGTGATGCAAGTCTTGATGATTGATTCGTGTTTCATAGCTCTCCTTTTTGAGACAGCGGGAGCATAAGCGTGGCTCCCGCCATCACATACCATCCGGGCGGTGTTGATTAGGCTCCAGTCGTTACAATCGTCCATGGACCTGTCAGTTTGACCTTGTAATCAATCGTGGCTGGCTTGTCCAGAGGGAGAGAAATCGTAGCGGATTCCACAATTCCAGCGAAGTTCTTGCCACCGAGCGACAGCGGGTAAGCAATCTCAAATGGAACCGCAGCGCCAGCAAGACGAATTGTTTCCAATGCAATCTGAGTCGTGTCACCCGGCATATACAGAGCCTTGATGTCGCAGGTGCCGGGTTCCTGCGTTCCGCTGATATAGGTGTCCACACCACTGGTAGTAAGCATATTGGTAGTCTTCTCAGTGGATACCTTGTCTCCGCTAAATGAAACTGATGTGACTCCAGCGAGTGTGGTGAATGTTGTTGGGGAAAGGATTGTTGCGAACATTACGGTTGTTCCAAGACCGACAATTGGGTTGCTCATGTATTTATTCCTAAGCCCGGATGGGCGAGTTAATTATTGAGTTGCTTTTCTGTTGCTATATCAGCAAAGAAACCTTTTGGTAAATCTTTTCGATTTACTAGCGTGTACTGAGGGAGACGACCAACATATTGATTTATTGGACATACGCTGTCATCGTGCGCTCTTGCAACGCACAACTGCTCTGCGTCACATGAATCAAGCTGCCCGGATTGCATTGCTGCAAGTTGAAACCAGTAATCCTCAACACCGTGGTTGTTGAACGGATGTTGCTCCCACCATGATTTCCAGTAGCATTGACTGGTGCCGCAAGCATAGGGTTCATGCGATACCCGACCAGCGGCATAGAAGTATTTGAAGCAGCGCCCTGTTTCTGAGCAGTGGTAAAGGATGTTATGCCAGCCAGTAACGAACTTCCCAGACTCTAGCAGCCGATTCACCTGAGACTCAACCCTGTCTGGTGCTGACCAGTCGTCCTCGTCTCCCGTGATACAGACTTCGCCGGTTGCATACCTCGTTCCCAGATTGCGAAGAGCGCCTACCGGCATTCGTTCGCAGCGGTAATACTTTATGCGGTCATCCTCTGGTAGAAGACTCTTGATAGGCTCATCGCTGTTGTCCAGCACTATAATCTCAAGTTCTCCCGCGTAGGTCTGAAACTGGAAGCACGTCAGAGCAAGTTGAAAGTATCTGTCACCGTAGCCGACCGGCATGATGATGCTGACTTTAGGCAACATTACTTGTCCTTCCCCCGGTGCTTGCTTTCTTTGTATGCGTTATTGCTCTGTTTCTGTAACCGCTGAGATGTTTCTTTGGCTCTGCCGTCTCTTGCATCATTCTCGCGGTATGCAGCGTTGCGGTCTCTTCGGAACCGTGACGGTGAAACCCTGCCTGTTTGCCGGTCGTTTTCATCGTTCTCAATCATGGCCTCAGACTGGTCACGAGCTACCAGTTTGGCGTACAGGTCGTTAATGCCCAGCATGAACACGTCAAGGACGCGTTCTTGACAGTCTGACCACGCCTGACTCATCCAATGACGACCGGCAATGTGACTCGTGCCGAATTCCTGCCACATACCCCACGGTACGTGTTTGTTGGGACCGACAGATGTTATCAAGGCTTCCCCACCGTCATCTGCTATGTCCCATTGGTTGCGATAGACGATTGAATCTCTCAGTGTTCCAACCTCTGATGGTGCTGTACTCTGCATTGCCTCTACGATTACCTCGGCTGCTGGCTTTGCACATTTGACAACGTAGCTTTTCGCGGCCTTGGGTGCAATTTGGGTGAGCATCTCGCTCAACTCTTTGAGTCCTGTTATTTCGATGCTCTTACCCATTGGTGTGTATCACCCTGAGAGTCACAGAGCAGCGGTATAAGCGCGTGTCGTCCTCAAACATATCCGGGATGGACTGCACGTCTGTAAAAAGCACATTCGTCCCGTCCGGGAGTGCGCCCGTGTACAAATCGAAGAGTCCATGTATGGCCTGAATCGCGTAAGCGGCATCATGGTAAGTCGAAGCCCACGCCGAAATATCCACCAATGATTCTGTCGCCAGAACCGACTTTGCACCTACATCAACTCCGGCATACTTGCTGTTTACGACGGTGTAAGTCACAGCAGGGACAGCGAAGTTTAGAGGCAGCACCGATTGCAATACCCGACTACCTACAATCGCTGACAATGCAGGGTTAGCAATCATCGTTTGGTATAGACCTTCATAGAGCATCTTTATGCCGCCGATTCATTAAGTACGTAGCAGAGTAGCTGTAACTCTCTATGGCGGAAGTCTTCATCCAGTATCGCTTCGATGATGAAAGTCGTGCCCTCACACACAATGCGGTCAGCCACAGAGATGTTTACTGTCGGGTTGAAGCGAATCACAAGGTTATATGTGCTTTGTTCTATGAACTCCCCGGTGTTATAGAGTAGCTGCCCACGGAGTACATCAATCGAACCCCAGAGCGTGGCATAAGTCGTCCATGTAGTTAGCTCACCACCAGCGTTAGGAGTACCGCCGAGACTTTGGAATTCCAGTCTTTTATTGAGCCGACCGCCCGGAGTAACCGCTGGATACTTTTGTGCCATTAGCGGAGATACCCCACTGGTTGAGACTTGTATCCTTTGAGCAATAGGGATGCTGAATTATTGGTTGTCGTTGAATCACCACGGTTCTCCCACCAGTCGGTAATGAGCAAACGCATCGCAACCAAAATCGTCTGGGGCATAAAAGAGCCGTACCCAGCTACAAACTCAATCTGTACAGCATTGCGAATCGTCCACGAGAACGGCCAGTAATAATTGCTGACTGGACTGATGCAGCCGGGGTTACTCGCCGTGTCTACTGTGTAGAGCGATGGGGACAGCGTTTGATATGTGCCGCCATAGGAGGGCATATACTGTACGCTCGTGACTGACTGTAAAGGTGCCTTTGGAATTCTAAGCACCTGATTTTCCGCCCACCAATTCTGAAATCTGTTGATGGTGTTCCGAGCGGGTCCGGTGTTTTCTTGCCAGCCATACGGAAAGCAGTCCAGCCAGTATGTCCAGTTGCTTGTAATCAGTGACCTGCCAGTGATGACCTCTGCCCGTTCCCGTGCCGCAGTAATCAGGCCAGTGATGAGCGTGTCATCGGTAGTATCAGTTGAGTCAACCTTGAGAAAGTTCTTTACGTCAGCAAGAGCCAGAGGTTCACTGCCCGTGTTTGAATTCCATTGTAAGGATATGGACATTTATGACCTCTTGGTTTTACGCACGGCCTTTTCATAGGGCGGCTTTGTTGCGGTCTCTACTACTGGTGTGACCGTCACAGCCAGACCAGCGGCTAACCACTCAGCGGCAGTCTCGTCGGGCACATTTACGACAGAGCCGCGAATCATCATCGTTGGGATGTACAGGAATGACTGGGTGAGTTTGATTAGCATGGATTCCTTGGTTATGGGGGGCTGGGTTGACCAGCCCCCATTGTTGGTTTAGGCGTGGACGGTGAGGGACAGAACCGGAGGCGAACCGGCATTCAGCACAACACCACCAGCACGGGCAAAAGCTACATACGCGACTTGGTTCTGTGCCATGTAGAGCTGGTCAAGGAACTTGACGCGGATGCCGGGGTTTACTTCGCGGAGCATATAGCCCTGCTTGTAATCACCGAACTGGATAGCCACGTTGGAAGCAGCCACGTTTGGCAAATACTGGTTAATCTTGACCGGATAGCCAAGAATGCCGCCAGCATAACCTGTTGTTGGAGCGTCAGTGTACGGAGTGAAAATCGGACGGCCATTACCGTCGAGGATTTCCAGAATGTAGCCCATGGCGGACGTGTTGAACGTCAGAGCCGCGTTGGCCGTGTACGCAGGGTCAAGGGATGTAATCAGGCTTACGATGTCCTTATAGACAATAGTGCCGGAAGTCGCACTCGTGACACCGGCAGTAATGGAGGTCAGGCCAGCAATGTTGGAACCGTTGCCGGTCGTAATCCACTGAGACACGTTGCGGATGTAACGGGTGTAAATGTCGGAAACCACCTCTGCCTGAATGTCAAACGCAGCATCCGTAATCAAGCTGTTATCCAGCAAGAGCGGGTTGAAGCGCAGGTCATCAATGGAGATGGTGGGACCAGCAGATACAGTCGGGTCGGTCGTTGTCAAACTGGCAGAGTTGAGTACCCATGCGTTCGACAGGTCATTCCAGTATGGAACCTTCACTGGAGCGCCGGTCTCGGTTGCCATCTTGCCAACGATGTCATAAATCTGACCCGGAGACTTTTTTGCGACCACTGGCTGTGCGACAAAGGTTGGAATCAGAATGCCGTCAGCAGATACACTGAGTTCACGGGTTTCAATCCTGCCGGTGCGGAGATAGTTGCGGAATGCCTTGCCGGTCGCTTCTTGGTCTACGGATTCGGAAGAGCTGGTGTTAGAAAGATTCAATGCCTTGGCGCGTGTCTCTTCGGTGCGCTGCTCTTCCTGCTCGAAAGACTGAATCAGAGAATCAAGACCCTTGGCGTCGGCCAGCATGGTTTCAACCTTGGTGCGTAACTCAGAGGTAAATTGCTTCATATCAGAGGGCACCAGTGCGTTTGCGTCAGCTACCAACTTGGCACGCTGTTCGCGGAGTACAATTGCTTTGCTCATTTTCTTGTAAATCTCAATAGGGGTTGCCTATCCAATGCGTTGTTGCTTTATGGTTTGCGGCGGGCAAACTCAGGCGGGTTATAAATACTCAGTTGCTAAATCAATAGCCGCTCTTAGGCACCGAGACGGTGTTTCTAACTAAACTTCTTTTGCTACCTCAAGCGCGAGAGTGAGGGAGCGTATATCCTGACAGTCACAGTTGGGGTCATTGCAACTTTCATTGCTGCAAATCTCACAGCTATCAGCTTGGCATTGACCGCAGTCACACTGACAATCGTCCTCACCATTACCGTCAAGGGCAACATCCGTGGTGTCTGAATCGTCGCGTGTCGCTGGGATGTCGATTTCCCCATCGGGAAACATACTCCGCAATTGAGCCGAGGGGCTTGAATAGGCCGGAAATGTTACACCGACTGAAACCTCAAATAGCTCTGTATCCTTGACCGTGCGTACATTCTTACCCTCGGCGTCGGCGGTCCACGAGTCAGCTACGGTGCAGAATCCGAACGAGCATCCCGTTACATCACCCCGGCTAACGCTCACCTTCAAGTCCCTTGCCGCCGTGGTGTCCGGTAGGTCACACTCAAACGCCAGTCCCTTGTCATCCTCATGGAGCCGCAGTGTGCCACTCGCGGTATTGCCGAGACAGTGGTCAGTGTTGTGATTCGCAAGGGCGCGTATGCCTGTGCCAGCGGCCAGTGAAGATGCAAAGCAGCCGGGGGCGAGCATCTCCCGGAATCCGCCCAAGTCTTCAGACAGGGTATTGAACCGAGCAATATATCCAGTGAGGATGTTGCCTGTAGTCTGCAACTCTGATGTATTTGACCTAATTTCACGCTTCTTCATTGGTAATGACCTCTATTTGCTCTTTAGCTCTTGCTTCGGCTGCATCATCCTCTACCGCGTAAATGATGCACTTCAATAACTTTGTGAACTCGGCGTCAGCGGTTGTCTTGCCTATTCTGGCTTCCAACCCCGCCATATACTTTTCAATCGCTTTCGTCTCAGCGGTTCCAGCGATTGCACTTTGCCGAAAATAAGTCCCTACTGTTTTACACACCGGGGTAAGTGTCTGGGTGATTGCTGCCGAGTCTTTCTTGCTTCGATTCTGGAGCCGCCCGTAGGCATCAGTGAACACCGGCTCCAGCAGCGAACGAGGTTGCTGTTTGCTGGGCGTAGGCGGCGGTTTAAG